ATCTACCACATAATGTACCTTTAGCTTCTTCTACGTTATCAATTTCTTCCATTTTCTTTTTGCCTGTAGCTTGTAGTTTTGCAGCTATTGCCATCTCTCTTCTTTTTTCTTTAGATTTACCTTTAAACTGAGGTGCATCGGATTTTTCAAAATCCTTGATGTAAGTGCTCATTGGTGTATTTTTACGTAGTGGCATTTTAGTTAGTTTTAGTATATTTTTCGTAAAGACTTAAAAGATCTACATTAGGATTATTTTCTTCGTTCTTTGCTTCTAGTTCTAATGTTTCTATTTGCGCTTCTGTAGGAGGTAAGTCCTGACTACTTTCTTTATCGTTTTCTGCCATTAGAACGTACCTACGTCTCCAATCGGACATACTGAAGGGATCTCTCATACTAATAAATAGTCTTATTTTCTTAACTTTTCTAAATATGCTATAGCTTCTTTTTTCTGCTCTAGTATCTTTTCTCTGTTTACCTTAGACCAATTTTCAACCTCTCCGGTTTCGCTAATGAATCCGTCATTACTTTCATTAAGTAAATCTTCTACCCATATCTCATAATTGTTTATCATATTATCAATTTCTGAGTTATGAATTGATTTTTCATAATCTTCCCATTTACCCTGGGCTTTAAGTTTTGTTTCAAACTTAATCTGACAATCAAAGCAATGTTTATGTATTTTATAGAAGTCAGCATCAAAACGGTTTTTCATCAACTGCTTACATTCCGGGCAAAATAGTGGCATTTTACCTAGATCTCTTGCCTGTTGTAACTTTGATATATTTTGTTTAACCCCGTTTTTAATTGTCCAGGTTCTACCGTTTTCCTCCCAAACATCTCCTTCTTTCCGGTCTATATCTTTTTTAATATATCCAGATGAAACCGTAGTACTATCCCCGGTTCTTCCTTTTACTAAATTACGTAACCGGGTTAGATCTGATTCAGAAAACTCTTTCTTTAAAACTGATTCGGACATATTATTTTTTTAGTCTCTTATAGCGTTCTTCAACTAATTTCTTTACTGTGTTTTTAATTTTTTTATTTTCTTCTATTGTTTCAGCAGTAAATTTATAAGTACCTTCTGGGAATAAAGGATTGTTGTTTTCATCTTTTATGTTAGAAAGTACTGTACTTACTATAGATTTGATTTCATTCCTACCTTTATTTGTATTTTTTGGAAATATTAAAACTTTTTCTCCTTTGATTGTTGTTGGGTAGTAGTTTAACAAGTTAGGTTTTGTTATGAATTGACTAACAAATGCATCGTAGTTATCTTTAGTTCTAACAGGATAAGGTCCAATATCTGTACCAGCAGGTCCTTTAGTTTTCCAATCACTAAAGCTCATATCAGACTCTGGGTTTTGTTCTTTAAACTTAGCATATCTTTCGGTTTCGTTCTTTTCACGAACCCGTACACTACGAGGTCCAAAATAATCCTCTACGTCCTTATCTGATACCTTAGCACTACGCATGGTGCTAATATACCGTCCGTAGTTATCTTTATTTTCTAAAGCTTTAATTACATCGTCGATTGTACCCGGCGGTTTCACTCTCAATACTAAGTCTCTGTCCATCAACAGGTATAGGTCTTCTTCTTCGTTTTCGTACAGTTTGCTATATAGTTTCATTTTGGAGGGATGCTAAAGATACGTTATATTTTGGTAATTTGCAAGTTATTATAATTCCTTATTTTTTTAAACCGTTTTCCCACTCTCTAAAAAGAATGTTACCTTGTTCATAAGCTTCTCTTTCAAGTTCTTTCAGGTAATCATCTTCGTTGATGTTCTGGGTTTTTATATTTCCTAATCTTCCTTCTATGTTTTGACAGTGGTGTATCATCTCATGGGCAAAAGATCTAAGAATATCCTTAGGGTGTCTGCCGGTAATGTACAATACTATCATCTGTTTACCTGGATCGTAGTATGCGGTTTTTCCTAATAAATCTTCTGCATTGGTAGGATCTTCTACGAATTCAATTTCAGGTGCAGGATCAATATTTAAACCTTTCTTAAACATATGTTTTGTTAGGTCTACTATATAAGGCGTTAATGTATCTTGTGTTGATTGTTCTTGATAATCACCAGATTCTTTTTTTAGCCTTGTGTATCCTGATCCATAGGGTGCTGCTTTTCCTGTATCTGTAGGAAAGACTTTGTTAGTTTTTCTTACAAGTAAGCTTGTATTTTTTTCTTCAGATACTTTTAGTTTTGGTGATGTATGACTGGTTCTAAATTCAGGTTCTTGCCTGTTTCTTCTTTTATAGGCTGTTGTTAAATACAAATCTTTTAAACCATCATAATCATATCCTCCTACCGCAGAACTTATGTCTACCAGTCGGGTAAGGTGTGTGAAGACCCTGTTACTTCCTTTAGGTAAGTCTGCAATTTGTTCCCCATATCTATCATGGATTTTTTCCATCAGGTCTACAATATCTGTTTCCGTTAACCCTCTTTCTAAAACCCTCTCTTTAAAATGTTTTGTAAATTCAATGTCGATATCTAAATCATCGAACATTGCATCTAGTTCTTTTTCTAATCCCCTAAAATCAACCTCTGCAGATTGTCCTTGCATGGCTTCGTTTTTGGAATGAAAGTTAATAAACCAGTTTGCCTGTCTCTTATCGTGTGCTGTTGCGTTTTCTCTATTTTTAAGCTTTTTAGCTTTTTCAATAGTTACATCCCCGCCGTATAATTTTGTAATTTTAGCTTTTAAAGTACCAGGTGCTCCTTTATCTGTTCTTTTACCTTCGTATGACTCTTTAATGTAAAAGTATGTTAATCCACCCGGTCCCGGTTTTTCTACAACGTTTGGGATTTGCTTTTTAATAAAAGCTCTGTATAGCTTGTCTCTTTGTATATCTCCTCCGGTTGCACCAACTTTTGATTTGTTTTTAGCTGGAAGGTATGTGATGAAATCTATGTATTGTTTTATTTTTGGACGGTTAAGTTCGGTTCTTATAATATCAACAACCGTGCCCATAACTTTGAATAGTTCCCCTTTGTTGGTCATTTCATAGCTTTCCTCAGCAGTAAAATCAATACTTACTCCGTTTTCTCCTTCCGGGGTTGTATAGTACGAGAAGATAACATCGTAATAGCTATCATTATCTGTTATAAAGTTATAAACTGTTGTACCAAAAATTCTATCTCCTTCGACTTCAAAATCTTCATGCTGTCTAGCATACGGGTAGATTTTTGAACTAGCCTCACCTACCTCATTTACATGTTCTCTAGATTCTGGGAGTAATCCTCGTATAAGTTGATGTGTTAGCTTATTAATGTTCATTTACGATATCTAATAAATAGTTAGTTCTATAACTTAATAGATGTCGGAAATAATTCACTGTATGGTTTTAATTCTGGGTTTTTTACTTTAAAGATTTCAAGAAGATGTTCAAAAGTTTGTATATTTTCTTCAAAGGTACCTTCTGTAGGTTTTAGCTGCCATCCGGCCCCTTGTATCTTCTTACCAGTTTTATCACCACCTCTAGTAGAAGCTTTTAACCATAAGATCCCGGTATTATCAATTTTTCTATCGTAAAGTTCATTCCAGGCATGACGGTAAACACTAAGTTGTAGATCGTAGGTATAGTGTAGAGAGTTTGAAGTTTTTATATCTAACAACCATAGCTTATCTTCTAATTCAACTACTAAATCCCCGGTCCCGGCAACTCCTAATGTATCGGTAAATAAATGAACTTCAGATTCAACTAAAACAGGTTTATAGGTTTCCCAAAAATCAGCAAACCGAAGAATCATTTTCCAAACATCTAAACTGTAATTAACGGTTCCGTTCTCCTCGATCCAAACTATTTCCTCTCCGGTTAGATATTTTTCGATAGCTTGATGGACTTGTGTTCCTTCATCTCCGGCTCTTCTCATAATAAGATCGGCATTGTGCCCTACATCTTTTATCCAACTTTCAAAAAATTTATCTTTTGGAAAATACGAAAGTACGTAAGTTACCGAAGGGTAATATATCCCTTCTTTCCTGCGGTAGTATCTAGAATCTAAAATTGTTATTTGCTTGGCAGAAGGATCAGCTTCTATTATGCGGTTAATTTTTCTGTCTTTTTTAATATTGTTGTTTTTTTCTATCATAATTCAAATTTTTTCTCCATTAAGATTCTAAAGGTTAAAGGTGTGCTTGCATGCAAAAGCTTTGTAAATTCTGTAAATCCTATCTCAGAAGGATCTTTTTGGTCGAGATTAATTAAAAACACCTCTTTGCCATGGTTTAGAAAGGTTTCGCAATACTCTAATGCCTGCTTTAGTGCATCATTATCTAATGCAATAAAGATTTGTTTAACCCCAGAGGATACAACCTTTTTCATAAGTTTTTCTGAAATCGTTTTTCCTAGAAGAGGTATGGCATTTCTTTTAATTGCAATAGCGTCAAACATACCTTCACATATTACCAGAGGAGAGTTCCAGTTTATTAGAAGCTCTAAAGGTATTATATTCTTAGAGACTTTAGGATTTTTATATTTTATATCTGTAGGTCCGAAATTTCTAGCAACAAAGTAATTTAACGTACCCGAATGATCGTAGCTTGGCAGGATTATCATTTCTTTATACCTGCCGCTTTCACAATATCCTATGTTATACCTCTTAATATCAATTTCACTTATACCTCTTTTTCTAAGGTATGCTAAAGCCTGTCTAACGGTTATAGTTTCTTTGTTAGCTTGGTACAAAGGTTTATACTCCTTCGGTAATGCTAGAATTTCAGCTGTGTTACTTTTTTCTTCGTGAAAATTAATTTTAACGTAGCTTTTAAGTTCCTGTATTTTATGGTCAGGTGCAGAAACTGCTTTAAAGAGGCTTATCAGCTTTTTACCTTTCTTATTACATACCCAACAATGCCAGTGGTTAATACCTTCTTCGTTTTCTTGAAAGTTTATTTCGAGTTTCGGTTTGTAATGATTACAGAAAGGACAGTGATAACTATAATTTGCACCGGATGTTGGTTTGCCTTTACCTATAACACTATCTACTAGGTTTACCAGCAACTGATTGATCATATACTAAATATATGAAAAAAGCTTGATAAAATCCAGCTTAGTTAAAGTCTCTAGTGTATTAGGAACCAATTGTAGTATCTCACGAGTAAATTCCTCTTGTTTACCATCCTTAATGAGTTCTAAAATTGGTTTAGCAGAGCCATAATAGGTTTTCCAGTCCGATTCTTTTGTAACTACTTTTTTAGTAGGTTTTCTTCCTGGGCCTGTTTGTTCTGCTAGTTCCTTTTTTGTTAAGGTTTTCTTTACATTGTGGTACAGTACTTTTTTACCAATGTAAGATTTACCGCTTGGTTTATGAGTTACTATGTAAATAAAACCAAATGTATCTTGAGGAAAATCCTCAATTTTTTCTATAACTTTTTCGTTGTATAACCACATATTATCTATCCATGTTTATTAATATCGTTAGGTCTGTTGTATTGTTAGACGGTAACGGTTGTGAGAGTTTACCTACTGCAATTAAATCTTGATTTTCATTATACAGCCCAACTGTTGTTACATACGGGTTAAAATATGAACCGGTTGCAAAATCATATAATGTTGCTTCTGTAGATCCAGAAATAATAGAAGGATTAAGTGTAAAGTTAAACTCTGATGTATTTATTGTACATTTAAACTGTGATTCATATAATGTATATGAACTAGAGAAAGAACAAGTTATATTGTTAGACTGTATAAAATTTGTAGCAAAAGTACTGCCTTCATCTGTATCTCCGTAAATACCTGTTCCGTAAAATGAAAATCCGTATCCGGTGCTTGTATCACCATCTCCCACTATTGTTGCTAGTCCGTGTTGGTAGCTTATAGTTCCACATATTTCTCCGGCTTCTGTTATAATATATCCTTCACTATTATCTCTTAAACTTCCGGAATCAGCAGCTATTTTAAAAGACCCTGGTTGTATTCTGTCGCCGTATAGTTTAGAAGGTATCGATATTACACCTATAACTGCGTTTGATTCTGTGGGGAAATATCTTTCATAAGTTAAGCTTGTTTGTAGGTAGTTATCATACCTACCAGCACTTGAAGTAGCTCCTACTAAAACGTCTCCTTCCGGTGTTGTTCCTGGGTATATTACCGGTCTTGCAACAGGGTCACCGTAGCTAGAGCTTAGGTAATTTGAATAGTATAACTCTTTTATAGAATTATAAACAAGCCTATCATATTCGGTTGTTACTTGTCCACTAGCGGCTTCAGTAAGTGCAAATAATCCTTGTAGGTTTTGACCTTTAAGTCTGTTAATTCCTACATCGGATGCAGTTAAGGCAGCACCTCCTTGAAAAGTAAACGCTTTGTTTACCTCAAAGGGAGTTACTATTATATCCGACGCTAGAAATTGTTTGAATGCACTCATTCATTTTAGAAATCTAACTTCACTCTGAATAAAGCTTCCTTAGTAAAATCTTTGGTTAATGGTTTTGATAATTTTGCTACAGCTAATAATTCACTATTATCGTTGTAGAAACCAACAGTTGTTACGTAGGTTTGTGGTGAGTTGATCATACTGCTGTAGAGTACATCTCCGGTTGAACCTGAAATGAAAGATGGGTTTTCTGTATAGTTAAACTCACTGTTTCTTGCTCTTACAAACACGTAATCAGATGTTACTGTCTCTTCACTATTTACCTGGAAAGAAGCACCTCCGGAAACTGCAGTAAAGAATGTCTGTATATTTAATCCATCGATATCTGAAGATCTAGAAGGGTTTAGGTTTATAGATTGTGATAAAGCTACTGCTGCCATTTTTTATAGCAATGTTAAAAGTGCCTTTAAGTAGATGTTCTTTATACCTGCTACGATCAACAGAAATAGCCCAGAAATCAGAAGCAGTTATTGTTCCAAAAATAAACTGTGCGTTTTCATCTCCGTAAATTAAGTTGCGGTATTGACCGTAAACTGTTTTAGTCGGTGATACTCCCGGTACTAGATCATTGTAGTTTGCACTACCGGAACCGTCTTTATTACCGTATGCAACAGCAAATTGTACTGCTGCATTTGTTAATGTTGATGATGTTTGATATACGTTCTTATAGTAGATATCATTGGTAGAGGTTATACTAGAAGTAAAAAACTGTGTTAAGGTTGCAGTATTTGTTGACCATGCTGTACCTGTTACTGAGTCGATACTTACTAGAAAATCTTCCGGGTCTAATCTTTTAAATGACATGTTTTATATCTTAGTTTGTTTTAGTTACTGTTACAGGGATTTGTAATCTAGCTCCTGAATCTCTACCTACAACTTGTAAAGTAGCAGTTAAAGCTGTATTGGATCCAAACAATGTATTAACTGTAGTAGCAGTTATGTTTAATGTGCTGCCGATTACTGTCTTAGATACGTTTGTTCCAATGGTTGTAGTAGTGTTTAGGGCTAATGCTGCTGGATCGCTGATACCTACTCCGTTGAATGTGTTAAATAATCTCACGTCTGATATTGTGAAAGTATATCCTGATGATTCAAATAGTGTAGTTTGAGATAAGTAGTTTAACGTTTGAGGTCTAATTGCTAAACTAGCACCTTGTTTGATAGTGATAGCAGAGTATCCAATATCCAAGGTTGGCATTTTTGCAGTACCTCTAGGAAGTGTTACTAACTTATATTTCATTATCTGCGTTTCATCAGGAAATGCTTCTAACAAAGGCATATTTTCAATAGCTTCTCCATAAAATGCAGAACCTGAAGGATGGTTTGGATTATAGAGTGTATAGTCTATTTCGTCATCTGACAGTGCAAATTGAGTGATTCTAAATGAACCGTCACCACGGGCAAGTAGTTCTCTTCCTTTTTTAGTTAAGATTGCATCTACTGTTACGCTTGTATTTGATAAGTATCCCATATTTTAGTATAAATATATTGTATTTTAAAGTTTATTGCAACAATCCTGCTTTTGTTGCTAATTCATATACGTTGTATGCAGGGTTATAGTTTTCCGGTATTAAGAATCCTGGGTCTAGGTACTGTGGTAGATCTTGGATTAATACGAATGTTTCTGTAGGGGTTCTGCGTATGATTCGATAGCTTTGATCGGTAGATCCCATAACACTACTTCCAGAGATTAAACTTGGTATTATTTGTATTGAGGATGTCTGTGATGCTGTTGGAGCTATTGTGTTGAAGGTATTTACAAAATCTAAGCCGTAAAAACTTGAATCTAATGAACCAGTAGTAGATCCAGTAGTTCCGAATCTAATAAAGTCTCCGTACTGTATAGGTAATAGTGTATCTTGATAAGCTGTAATACCGTCGTTTTCATCTGTTGTTAATGCATAATCTCCCTTTTTAACATTCCAGAAGAAAAACTTTTGGGTATTAAATTTTTGCGGTTTTATACTTTCTATTGTTCCGAAAGTTGCATCTGATTGTGTTAATAATGGGTTTAACCATTTCCAACTCGTATCACCGTCTATCAGAATACTTCCGTTGTTACTAGCGGTAAAATAGGTTCTGCTGTACTGTCTATAGAAATTATCATTGGTATACTTAACAGCAAATCTCTGTCCGGCTGTTGCATCTGATCCTGAATAGTATAATACTGTCTGGTAGATTGCTCCTCCGTCCACAATTTGTACTTTTGATGGATCCTGTCCGGCAGAAGCTACAGCGGGTAGTATTGTTGCTGTTTGTCCTTTTTTAAATAGATTTGATATTAATCCTAAATTTTCATTCTTAGGTGTTAAGGGGATTGCTGTTCCTTGATTATCTACTAAGTATACTCCGTGTAAGTTGCCTCCTCCTGGGTATTGAGGATCAGATCCTCCGATCCAATCATAGTATAAGAAATAATTAGAAAAATTATCGATCGGATATCCCGGTACTATACTTTGAGATGCGAAAGACTGTGAAGTGTTATAGCTTCCGATGTTAGGACTTCCAGCGTATCTTGCTTTAAACCAAGAGCTTCCGGATATGTAGTTCGAATCTTGAACCTGTGCATAGATAGCAGATTCGCTTATAATAAGATCGTAATTTACAGGTCTGTAACCGTCTGATGTATAGTCTACGTCAAAGTATTGTGTCGATACTCTGTTCGAATATACGTTGTTTAGTATGGTATTATAGTCTGCAAATTCATTTATATTTCCCGGGAAGTTTTGCTGTGTAAAAACAGTAGGATCATCATAGTATGTTGATTGTGCTTGTAGGTTGACTGTATTAACTGTCCAATTTGTGTTTCCGGTAAAGGATGCTGTTACATCTAGTAAATCACATCCAGCGCTGCCGGTTCCATACAATACTGCTTTATATATTCCTGGTATTAAATCTAGGTTGTTAATACTTAATGAGCCAGAAAAGCTTCCGGAAAAGGTGTCTGGTCCACCGCTGTTTATAAGTGTTCTTAATGGGGGTGTATTATAAATTAATGTACCGTCTCTAGTTATACCGATATAAATACTCTGTGTTCCTGCTGGTTTTACACTCGCAGTAAATGATGCTGTAACGTTTAAAGCTGTATCTACTATGTTTGAATACAGTGGAGTATATAGAAAAGTACTGTTATTATATGCTGTTATGTTGTATGGTTCAACATTAAATGGAATAGGTGGATACGCGTCTCCAGAGAAGTAATTACTCGCCGTATACGTTAGCGTAGTACTTATGTTTAAGTTCTGCAAGTCTGGTATAGAGACAAGATAGTCTTGTCCTAATAATGGGTTATCTTGCAACTGTCCGTTAACGACATCTATTGTAGATCCTGAGAATTCAGCGTTATAGTAAGCCTCATTTTGCAAGGTTTTAGTAACAGGTCCTAATTTACCGTCAATTGTAATTACTGGTGCATTATAAGATTGTCTTGTAACGGTAAAGTTTGTTACTTGTATAGTTGAAATAGCTCCAACAACGTGGTAGAGTAAAACACCGCTATAAAAACTACCGGTAACTGTTACTGTTTGTGTAGCAGCAGTTAATGGTATCGATGCTACTACTCCGGTAGGATAACCTCCGGCACTTAAAGCATCCATTACTGCTAATGTACCTCCAATATCTGCGGTCACTGTTAATGTTACTGTGTAAGCGTCAAAAGAGGCAGTTGTTGTTAAAAACTCTTGCCCTCCTACAGTATCGAGAATTATTGAAGATGTTGAATATACCGTTACTGTACTTGGCGGTACATAGGTTCCGAACATCCCGCCATCTCCACCGGTAAATACTTCAATAGATCCAGTTTGATAATCTCTTGCCAGAGATGTAAAAGATCCTGTGTACTCTGGTCTTGTGTAAGATATTTGTGCCGGTCTTTGACGGTTTCTTTCTAGTAAATGCTGCTTGATTACAATACCGGCAGATAATCCAGCCCTAGCTGGTGTAAAGTCTTTAATCATTCTGAAAACAGAATTATCAAAGTATTTTGCTAGCCTGTTATAATCTGTCCAGTTATAGTTACCTGTGTATTTTTCAAAGTATGTTGTAGATAGTTCTTCTAGGTCTGGATAGTATGTTAAAGAAGAGCTTATTTGTCTTGGATCTCCTATGTATTCACCTATGTTAAAATATCCTAACGTCGAGTTAATATCTTCATTGATTTCATTTTGAGGTGATAAAGCAACTTCAACGTAGTTAACGTCCTTAGTCGTGCTTGAACTTACAGGGTAATTTTGCTGTATTGAAATGTATGGAGATAATGTTTTGTTGTCTGCTATATTAATAGAACCTGTCGGAGGTAATACTATACGGCCTATTTTAATTTTATCTGAAACCGGATTTTGTATTCCTGCAGATACTTGATCGAAGAATAAAGTTTCATAATTCGGTTCAAAAACACTTCCTGATTTAATATTAAAAATACTATCGCTGGTAAAAGAAGATGTTGTTACCCAGCTTCCGGTAACTTTAGGATGTATTGAAATAGACCCGGTGTATAATTCTCCACCTAAAGATGCTCTAAATGCTAAGTAATCGCTATTCTCTATAGAATATGGATTCATAACATAAGCATCAAAATTATTTTCTGGTAGCGGTGTACTATAATACCTAATTTCTTGATATGAACCTGAGAATATCCTAGCAACTGGACCTACAGAGGCAGTTCCAAAGTATGATACTTCAGCACCTTTCCACGAGTTTTCTGAAGAGGCAGTTACTGAGCTGGAAGCTTGAAATCCTAACGTATTACCGTCGTACCCTGCATATATGCTATTTTTAGCGTATAGTGTATATGTTGGATTGTTATTATCTTTGTTTATTAAAATTGACCACCAGTCTCCGTTAAAGAAAGGTAAATAAACGCTTGCCGATACACTAGGTGTTGCACTCTCTGGTATGAAGTCTATATAAGCGTACTGGTAATTAGGGTTAACAACTGAGCCTGTATAAGACCCGGTAGTGTATCCTGTGCCTTGATAACGTAAAACTGCAGCAACTCCTACACCGGCAGAATCATCTGCTGTCCATAAACTCTGTGTATAGTAGCTTGCTGAGGCTGGAAGTCCTGGGGTTTTAAATCTAAACTCTACTGCTTGAGGTCTGTTGTTTTCTGTTCCCCAGGCACTGTTTAATATAAAAGAAGAACTTATAAAAGAAGTACCTTGAGTGTTACAAGCATAGTTAAATTCACTTTGCCAATTATCCCAGGTGCTAATATTTTTATCTTTACCTCCAAATTCGTTAATCCTAAGTATAGTATCTGGAATTCCAAAGCAGTTAAGTAATACTCTTAAACCTGAGATTGTTCCTTTCTTCTTTAACAAGTAGGGTAGGTTGTGATACAGTCTCTTGTAGATTAATTTTTGAGCATCATTGAACGGTGTAGTATCTGCAGAAGCAGTTACATAGGTTGTAATCAATTCACTCCCGGTTGGAGGTAGAGTACTGCCACCTGCTGTTATACCTACAAAGCTAGTATACAGATCGCTGTTTGTGAAATTACTTTCGTATAAATTAATACCGTATGATTTTAATGCATCCGCTACTAAATCAACTGAGATACCTCCTGATAAGCTGTTGTCTCCGTCTTGTCTGTTTTCAACTGCTTTGCTATATAACCAAACTTCATCGAACATTTGAGCAACCATATCTACAAAAAGTTGGAAGTTCTCATTATCGCTATCTTCAACGATATATTGCGGGTATATGTTATAAAGGTTATTTTGGTTTTCTTCGTCGTAGAGTGAAGCTGTATAGATACGTCCTCCAAAGTATGGTGAAGTTATAGCAGTATCTCCAAACCAGGTTAATACTTGGCTAGACCCTGTAGAATATAACGTATATGGCTTTACTGTGTTTGATTTCGGCCAAGCATATGAACTGCTTTCGTAGTATAGGTAGTAATCATAACCATCAAAGTTTGTTATTATTTGATTTATATCTTGTTGGTATTTTGCTATACTTGCAGATCGTTCTGTAGTTGCAGGTAGTGAGCTTAGGGTCGTTATTTGGTTGTTATAGTTCTCTAACTCTGATGCTTTGTAATAGAAGTTGCTCAGTCTTTGTTGGGCGGAGCTAAAAAATACGAAGTTATTATAATCGCTGTAATCAGTATTTAGTTCTGCTCTCCTTTCAACTAGTATACTTCTTAGTTGATCGGTTAAAGTTACAGTTGATGCAGTTAGTAACGTACTAATATTTTTAAATTCGGTTGAATTATTTGTTTGTTGCTGTACGTTTATATTTAAATTAGGACCTCTTAAAAATCTTCGTGTATCTACAATAATTGCCTCAACAGGAAATTCAACACTGTAAGCAACAGGTTCTGATATTTTACGAACAAAATTAAATACATTATTTATACCTTCTGTACCGGGTAGTGGTTGGTATAGTTTTACGGCTATTGTATCTCCGTCATATGCTATATTTGTACCGAGGAGTATATTGTCTAATCCGAAATCTAAGTAAAAGCCTTGGAATGTTTCTGTACTGTTTAAAAAGCTTGTTACAGTATTGGCGGCTAATTGTAACTGTGCATCAGAAAAGCTTGAATTTTTAATTCTTAACTCTGTTCTATCTGAAGAAATTTCATCAATATAAAAAAGAGGGTTATTTTCTATTAAAGGTGATAAGAAGTTGTAATCTACTTTATAGATTCCTTGTGTATATCCATTTGCTAATACATCTTTACTTGGATCTAGGGTTAATTGTGTTGTTGTAGATCCTGATATATTTCCGCTTATTATGGTATAGTTAACTTCAATTCTTCTAAGGAAAGTATCGTTTATATCGTAGAGATATGCTGATATAAAATCAGTGTAAACGTTAAATTCGTTTGTGATACTTAAATTAGAAATAGAACTTGCATCAACAGGTGTTAGTTCCTGATTTTCATTATTAATAGGTAATATCGGGAGTACTATCGGTTCGGCCATTATGCAGGTGTCTGTAAGTTAAGAATGTTTTGCTGTAATTCCAAATTTTCTTGGCGTAATTGTGTTATTTCGTTTTGTAGTGCTATTATTTCTTCGTTTATAGCTTCTCCTCCAATGTATTCAGAACTTGTTTTTACTAGGTACTCATGTGAGTTGGTTTCACCGTATTTCGGAATAGTATAAAATAGGTTACTATAAGCTGTAAAGAATTCGTCAATAGTTAATGTACTTGCAGGGTCGGTTGCTGGTTCTGTAGTTGTTACCGGTCCAAACTGTGTGAACTGTGTGTTTATAGTTCTGTTTAATTCGGTTTTGTTATAACCGATAACCTCTATGTTAACTTGTTCTGCCATTACCCGTTCACTACTTTAAAATAATAGTTATCATCAAAAACTAACGTACTACCTCCTATCACTGTCTGTACTAAAATTTTATAGTATCTTTCTGGTTCTAATCCGTTCATATACATTTTAAAATAACTGCCTTGACTATCGCAGCTTATCTTAGTATACGTAGTATCAAAATCAATAACGTATTCGTCGGTATCTAGATCTTTTACTGCATAATACGATGTTGCAGGTAATGCATAATTTATAGTATACCAAGAACTAGTAACCCAGGTTCTAGGCGGGTAAGTAGGTCTTGCATTTACTCTAAAAATGTTAATACTGCTAGAATAAAATGTTCCTGGGTTTTGATCTAGAAGAACTGTAGCTGGTAGGGTCTGTAACACTGATAAACTTCCGGTATTATAACTACTGTCATCCCATTTTATTTCTAAACATGGTGGGTATATTGTGTGTGTATCTCTTGAAAAATATTTTAATTCTACCTGGTTGTTTATGTTATTTACAAATTCTTGAGATTGTGTTTGTCTTACAATAAATCCATAATTGTTAAGTGAACCTGAATACCATGCTGTGGTTATTGCTGTAACGTTTGCATTAATGTCTAAATCACTATAATAGCTAAATGATTGTGATGCTTGAGAAGCTGTATACCATACACCACCTCCGGCAGATAATGGATTAGTGGTTGCATTATAAGATCCGGTTGTACCGGTAGTAAATCCTGTTGTTGTCCAAGCGTTACTTCCAGAGCTAGTTCTCCAGACCCAGGATGCTCCGTTTTGACCTTCCGGTAGATCCATATACCTTCCAGTTCCCATAGCCCAGTCTTCTGCAACAGCGTTTATTGCTACAGTTGTTGTATTGGATAGTCCGGTTGCTTTTGCAAGAAAACACCTTAAGTTAGCTTGCCAAGGTGCTCCTGCTACTGTACTATTTACAATACTCTTTATTTCCTCATTATCAAACCTAACTAAAAACCTAGAGGTTTGCGGATATTCACCATCGCTTTGTAATTCTCCAATCTTAAAGTTTGTTGATGCTTCTAAAATTTCATCTAACCCGGTGTTCATTGCTAGGTATCCGGAGTAGAGTGTGGTATCTGCTGTAGGAAATATTCTATATACTGCCATTGTTTTTTAAATTATAAAGGTACTACTCTTCCTTGAATGTCTGTTTGAGGATATTTAACTTCAAAAATCATAGGATCTAAAGAAGGGTACACTACGTTATTCTGTGTTGCAATTTCGATGTCATAACTATATTCAGAGTATCCTAAATCAGTTCCGGACTTATTTACAATCTGTATGTTCTTAACTGTCTGTACTCCTGGAACTCTGTCTAATAATATGTATAGGTCTCTTAGGTTTATAGGTTGGTTGAACTGCCAGTTATCAATATTAAAGTATGTACGTAATTCTGTTAGACACCCTAATAGAACCTCGCTATTAATAAAATTAGGTGTTACTACTATTTCAAAATTTACTCCGATGTTTATAGTAAAACCATCTTTTATAGTTATGCTATCTCCTATCATTCTATATTCTGAAAGATAGGTAGCTAAGTTTCTTTTTACGGCTTGTGAAACAGTACGTAAGTGTTTGTCTTTATTAAAACCTAATACATATAGATTTAAGGTTGTTGCTACTTCTCCGGGTAATTGTACGTCAGAGGCTTTTGTAGGTTCAATATATGCTTTTGCAACTGCTCCGTAGTTTGCTGGCATTGATAATGCTCTGATAAGATAATCGTTAGGTGTTACGTTACGTAATTGTGATTGATATGCTACCAGTGTATTTTGCCGTATTTCTTCTATAGTGTCACCGTCACCCCCACCGCTAGCAGCAGCTGGGTTGCTTACTGCAACGGTACTAAATATGTAGTTAGCAGTTGTTGTGTTGAGTGTACTGTTAACAAAATTAATGTTTGTTGTATTTACCAAGCTTGTAAGTACTCCAGCTTCTACATTAGATGCAACACCTCCGCCGGTAAGATACCTTACAGTTAAAGTAGTGTTTGCAGGAGCAATTCCGTAGGTGTCTGTATATAGAAAGTTTGTAGGATCAAAAGCTGTTGTTAATTTTGATTGTTCGTATGGTAATCCAATACCTACGTTATTTGCATTTGGTGTTATTACTTCATCGACATCGTTAGTCGTACCTGAACCGAATTGTATTTCTAGGGTTTGATTGGATCTAAAGCGGGTTATAAACCTACGTGCTATCTTTTCCAGTTTTAATAAGTAAGGTGCATCTGTATCTGTATAAAGATTAGGGTCGTTAGGGTTTGTATTTTTAACCGGTCTAAACACCATTTCTTGTCCTAGGTAAGGTACTTCATACCAAGTATTTCCATCAGAATCTACTATATCTAATACTTGAATGATATCAGGTGTGTCTATAGTAACGGTTGAGAATGGTACTGGTGTTCCGAAAGTAAAAGTAGCAGTTTGTATTTTTGCTGAAATACCTTTACGGGTTTTCTTTAAAAGGTAGTATTGTGGGTTCCCTCCAGATATCTGATAGACTGTAACCTCTGTTGGATCTATAGAGCTAGAAGCTGTAAAATCTACGCTGTCTTGAACTAGAAAATATTCAGTTCCTGTTGCTGATTTTATCTGTGTGTTTTCTGAAAAAACTAAGGCATAGTCAAAATCAGGTATGTAAGTTGATCCTGATAGTTTTGCTGGTATTTGTTGATAAAAATCGATGTCGACAGCTGCGGGTTTAGTTACTTTTGGCTTATATCCTAACATGTAAGCTAAAGTATACAGGTTTTGCGTCTGTCTGGCATACTGTACGAAAGTTTCTTGTATCTGATTATCGAGATAGAAGGATAATACATCACCTACATAAGCAGACATTTCCATAAACATCATTCCTGGTGATGCTGGAGAAAAGTCATTATAGGTGTTAGGGAAGTAGGTTTTAGTAAAATCAATAAGCAGATTTTTTAAACCTGCAAAATCCCGATTGAAGTATTTTATATCTCTGTTATTAGCCATTATTTAAACTGATTTGTATCTTATCGTTGATACCGGTATTTACTATTGTGTAGGTTAGGGTTATGACGATATTGTTATAGTCTGGGGATGTTGTTATTGCGATTTGTGCTTTAACGTTTGGAAAATACTTCTCTAAACTAGACTCAATATAATTTTGAATATCTAAAACGGTTGTCTGTGATATCTGTTCAAAGACGTACCTTCTGAGGCCTTGACCGAACGCAGGGTTAAATATTCGTTCTCCTCTACCTGTCAGTAGGAAGTTTATTAAATTATTTCTTATTGCGTCTTTAGTAGTATATGTTGATCCAAAAACAGCATTTTTATTAAACGGTAAAGATACTCCTACTGCTTTAGAAGGTTCTAAATCTATGGGGTATATTTTCTTTACACCAAATGCCATTATTTTTTATTCATTAAACCCATAATCTGGTTTAGGTTAACCTCACCAGAGGGTAGTGATGAACCTTCAGCGGTTGTATTAGCGCTTACAGGAGGTCTGTATTCTTGATTTGCTCCAAAAGCTAATGCATCTGTGGAAGTCATAGATAGGTTACCGTTTCTATTTTCCATCATACCGTTTAAAAGAGAGGCATACATTTCTCTTGTGTTAGGTTTAGGTGCACTTGTATTTTGTCTATGTAGAACTGTTTCTGTCATCATATTAGGTACACCATATCCTCCGGTGTTAGCAGACGTACTTTCTAAGGTTAGTTTAGGTGAACGTACTGCTTCTAAAAGTATATCTTTCAGTTCTTCCTGTATTGCTTCTTTTACAGCTTGTTTAATGAATCTTTTTAATGCTTTGCTATCCATTTGTTATAAATATTTCTTAATTAGCTTTTAGGTTATCTCTATCAATTATAAATTTAAGTTCCTCTATTAACTGTTGTGGGTTGTTAGTAAAGGACGGTTCTGTCTGTAGTAGTACAATACCTTGGCTGTTTTTTGCTTGTCCGATTTTTTGATTAAGTGTTGGTGAAAAAGGTTTTTCTACTATCTCAAAAGCAAATCCCTTATATCCGGTTTCTGTGTTTGTTGCTTGTATAGTTTGTGCGATCTTAGTTAGATTTGTTATATCTTCCCCAAGAGGTTTAGGTTGTTTACCGCATTTCTCAAGTACTAAGTCTATATTTTTTAAAACTAGTAATACTACGTTGATTGTTTGTGAAGCTTGCGAAATGATAGCGGTTCCTGAATTTACAGCTCGTTTTAATTCTGGTAGTCTTGGATTACCGTCGTTTTTAAAAGTTAAAATTGTTCTAACATCATCTAGATCTGTTATTAAAGATGTTAATGCTCCAGGTACTGCCGGTAGTGTTTTTGTTGCTACGTTTGTTGCAACTTTTAATAGATTGATAGCAGTTAAACTGTTTATAGTTCCGCCGACTACATTAGATACAATTTGAAGAGCTGTGTTTACTACGTTTATGTATTTTGCAACGACCTCTAATTGACCTACTAAATTATCTCTTGCTTGAACTACACGGTCTAGTACTTGTTGAGGTGGGCATAAGTCTGGTAGGGTTGGTGTTGCAGATTCTATAGCAGAAATTCCTAACTGTTCGGCAAAATTTTGAATCTGTGTTGTTGCTATACCTTTAAGACTTTCTACTTTATTTACAACAGCTTGATTTAATCTCTCCAATCCAGCACTCTCTGATGTCCCTGCTATAACAATGCCTGCTGATAGGGTTTGTTGCAGCCGGATCTTTGCTAAAGCTTTTTCTCTAGCTGCCTTCTCTTTTTGTGCTTGTTTTTCTAATTCTTCCGGTGTCATTATATTGTGAAGGTTCGTGAAGATTTAGCTGTCTTTAAGTTTACTGTCTCTAACCTTTGAAGTAATCCGGGTACTTTTTGCACAAAAGACGGTATCGGACCGCCTCCATTAGCAGCAGCTGCAGCAGCAATTAATAATTCTTTTAACACTCCTATAACGGTCTCTAATTGTGTTACGGCAGTATCTCCTAATAAAACAGGTTCGGTTGCTGATTGAGATCCTAGTTTTACTTTTCCTGCTTGGAGTATAGCGTCTCCGGCAGTATCTACGTTAATTGAATCTATGGCACTTATACTTACAGATTTATTAGAGCTTAATAAAACATGGTCAGTTTTTGAATTTATAAAGATACGTCCAGAATTTATAATAACTTGACTACCGGCATACTTATTACCTCCGGTAGGTTTTTGATCACCGAAGCTTAAATAGTTTCCAGTGCTTGCTGGGGTAAATGGTATTTGTTGGGTTGTTGTTAAATATATTGAAGAGGGGTCTGTGTTTACATTTTCTTCTGTTGGTAAGTATCCGACAGAGCCTGAATCGCCTTGACCATTGCGCAGTATTAGTATTGGATCTCCGTTTGTTCCAGCAGAGGACCATGTGTTTAAGGGTGTACTTCCTTTTTGTATAGTTGATCCTAACCTTATAGAATTTCCTAGTCGGCCTTCTAATATAACGTCGCCTTCAAACTTCTTGACAGGTTTGATGTTTGGTCTTTCTTGAAAAGTTTGACCTAACACTATATCTGTAGAGCCTCCCTCTATTCTTCTTACAGCTCCGGCTTGTGTTTGTTCGTAATCTAACTTCTGACTGTCTGGTAGGTCTTGATTATCGAAGATATTGGGTATCCCGTTGTGGTGGTTGCTATTCCAAATGCTTAAAGGACAGATGTAATAGTAAGTTGCTTTAAAGTTATTTTCCTGTATGGACGGCGACGGTAGTTTAAATATGTAAATTAATTCTTCTAACAGCGGATAATTTGCAAAGTTAGAAAAATAAGGTTTAGCAAAACCTCTAGACTTATAACTGTTACCTTTAGCTTTTTGAAAGTAAACAGTACCTACACCGTTCCATTCTCCGGCATTTGTAAAATATTTACTTGTATTATCAAGTACAATATCCTTAACTACTGCAACTTCAAACTCCATTAGCTGTTTTTATCTTTTAACATTATAGTG